CAACCGGTCCAGACGACTGGGGTCCCTGCGGACTAGGAAGCAGTGCGTCAAGAGATGTTGCGTCGTCCATTTTTGTTTATAAGGAAGACGCGAATTCACAAGATGCGTCCTCGACGCGGAAGCGATAGCACTTTCCGTCAAACTGACTTACCTTGGTCGTTGCATCTTCGAGTGGCATTGCAAGTTGTGTCTTGGTCTCGTAATTACGATGAAAGAGCAGGGCAGCGATTCCCAGCCCAATAATGAACGAAAAGAAAGATGCACCTCGTTCTAGTACTTGGGTGATCATTACTTGAAGGATGCTAAAAGATTGAACGATTCTGGCTCGGTGGTGCATGGAACTTCAACCGGAGACAGACGAACACATCCCGTATCCGTCGTATACACGGTCGAGGGATCCTTCGGAGTTGGCACACGTTTCTCAATACGCGTAGGTGGAATAAAAACAGTGGACAAGACGAGTCCGGTCACAAGGCCGCCCACAACCCAGTGAAGTTCAATCATTACTTCCAATCGACAATAGATTCTGTCCCTGTCATCTTGGATCCCGGGGCAATAACAAAGAAGTAAAAGAGAAGGTCGACAAAGGCAGTTGCAAATGGAACTGCAGCTGCCATGATCGCCATGAAGAATTTGAACACGGGCGAAGACACCCACGATGCGAATCGAGCAAAGAAGGTACCAACGTCGCTAAACCGTTTATCTGTCGGGTCTAATCCAGCCTCAAAGTTTTTCGTGTTCGTGTCCCAGATCTTCCATGCATAGATGATATTGACGACCCACAAGACAATGGCCAAGAATCCCATGACACCAATGGCTGCCCACACACTTAACTGATACGCCATGGACTGGGGAGCGCACAAGATCTGACCCCATGTATTGTACTCGCCCAGGGTTACAGACTCTGTCGTCTTGTATGAATCGGTATGTCCACCTTCCTTGTCCGTATATTCGACATAGAACTGAACTGCCGGGAACCCTGCTTGCTTATCTTCCTCTTCTGTCGTTGTCAGGAGTTTCTTGGTCCGGGCTTGAGTGTAGATGGGCTGGACATCAAACTTGACAACGCCGCCACACAGTTTCGGAATCAAATCAAGGACATCGACGGTGTCCTTTGCCGTCTTGATCTGGGCAACTGTGATTTCGGTAACTGGTCCCACAGCTGGAACGTGCTGATCCATTGTTATGTTGCAAACACGAGATTTGCCAGTCCACTGACAATCCGGATAAAGTTGTACGACTCAACGTATGTAATTACGTCGTACGTGTAATTGAATAAAAGTGTTCCGGTTGATGTTTGCACAACTGTCACGACTTCAGAAGGCGGATACAGAAGCTGTCCCGTAGTCGGATTGATAAGATTCAAGTTTGCAGCAGGGATGATCACGGGGTTCTGGTTGAAGACAGTAGAGCGAAGAACGCAAACCTGGGTCGCACCGGCAAGGGCAGTGCTGGATGGCAGAGGTTGTTGAAGTGTAAGACGCAGCGATACCTTGTCGATAAAACTCGCATTAAAGGCGCCACTCGGTTGGTACTGGTCATTGTTCAATGCAAAGGAGTACATGTATACGCCGGGAAGAATGGATGACGAAGTGCCGGTTGTGTGGCGATACGACTGCAAAAGGGAAAAGTACGACACGGGTTTGGTATAGAATCGATCCTTGCCGTTAAAAAGAATGACACCATCAATCACACTGTCCTTTGGCGACACGGACGTTATCTGATACTGTCCGCTCGAATAGAGAGACGAAGCGATACTCAATGTATTCGGCGTAAAGGGTGCGCGATCAGGGTTCTGCCAATTCGTGTAATTATCCCACTGATTGTTCAACTCCATATCAGTACGACGCGCGGCGAAAAAGATACGCGTGACCAAGTTGAAAGCTGGGAGTTGAATTTCTGTATTGGGTCCAAACTGTCCCGTGTTGGAAAATGTACGGACCTCCTTGAACATGAAGGTCTGGTCTGCAATAGCAAGCTGGTTGCTTTCTGTATCATCGAGTGAAATGAAGTTGCATTCAAGGTAGGGATCCGAGAAAAAGGTCGTCACGGACGGGTTACTAGGCGCACCGGAAGCTGTAGGAGGCGACAGGAACAATTGAAGCGGGTACAATCCAGCCGGCTCGACGCGCTGACCGTACGTAGGTGAATTCTTGTTCGTATCAATAATCGTGTACAGATCCTGAACGGCACGGAGTGATACGTTGATAAAGACCTCGGAATTTTGGAGGGAAATCAACGGAAGAGACAGTCCCGGGTTTTCGCAAAACCAAAAATGAAGAGGGATGATGAGTTGACGAGACCGGATGCTCGGTTCAGGCACGGTTGTCATGGGCGCAGCAAGACCTGTTGTGCTAGTGACGGCGATTGCATGAGGGTATTGGTCTTGGCGGTCATATGCATTTGCCGGATCATAGATTTCGGGCACATTTCCACTCATCTGATCAACAATGATACGCTTGGCGGCATCGTGGGTAAAGTACGAATAAAACTTGAGGAATTCGCCGGTAAGACGTTGGATTTTGACACCATTGATCGTGAGCTCAATGTAATCGATCAAATTGTACCCAATGTTCTTGATCCACTGGAACTCATAACCGATTGCCGTGCATCGAGGATCATACCCAGCGGGAGGAGGCGAAACGGATACGAGAGGCGACCAAATATCCGGCAGTGTCAGGACCAGGTAGCAGTCATTGACAAGCTGGCCGTATCGATCGATACGTGTCGTCAAGAGCCGTGTAGTCGTCGTTGCAAAATCAAGGTTCGACGTTCCAAAGGTTAAGCGGATATGTTCCATGGCAAAGTTGGTGTGACGGCGATAGACTGTACGGAAATGAGTCATGGAAGGTTTTCCGTTAATCAGTTCATTCTGTGCCCCTACGGACACCAGTTGCATCAACGCCCCTGGCATTTGTATCTAGGCGCACTGATTCTTTATATGTGAATAAGTAATGGAAGAAGGCTTCTTGAGTAGGGGTCCGATGGGTCGAGCACCGCAGCGTGATGCATGTCAAGAGGTTTGGGAACGAGGCTACGATGTAGTTGATGCCAACCTTTTATACAAAACATCGATGCCGTGTTTTTCAAAACCCGTTAGGTGGCCCGATGGAAAACGTTACTTGGTTTTCCCTCCCGAAAAACAAGCGGATTACGACCGTTACGTGTATGGAATGCCCATTCGGAAAGACGTCGGCGGATTACCACAAGGTGTGTACACGTGGATCTTGTATAAGACTCGGGACAACCCAGCAGTTCAACTGGCGATTGCACAGGTGGACTCGCCGCTTGAGATTGGAGTCAATCATTCAGCACTTGCCATGCGTGTAAAGGCAACAACAATCCATGGAGCCGGTGAACTTTTAGTTGAGCTTGCCGGAGTGTACTTCAATCTGGAATCCGGTACGTTTACTCTTAATTGGCTGGAAACGCGTGATGGAAAACGCTCTTGCGATCGCGAAGAGTTCGAAGAGTACCTCAAAGCTAGATTTGTAGAGAGAGCACCGATTGCAGTGTACCGTGAAAAAACATACATCAGTGCATTACAGTTTACAAAAGCCTCTCTGGAACTGTATGCTGGTGTCGGATTCATAATAATGGAGATGCCACCTGGCCTAGCTGAAGGAAAAGATAGAAATGGTGTGGCGTGTTCCAACTTTGTGGGCGATTACTTGCATGTCCTTTCTAACCCAGACAAGATCGACGAATACCTCGAAGCACGAAAAGGAGTGATAAAGCAAGCGTTCAAAGACGACACCGCCGACAAGGCTCGATTTACTGCATTATTTTCAGTGTTAGGTCTTCCAGAAGAACGAATTAGACAGCTTGTCCAGTAGTGAGGCAGCACAAGCTCGTATACGTAACACCACGTCCAAACGCGACATTGTTCACGTTGTTGGACGCCGGGGGCGCAAGAGGGTTCGTGTAGACAGTCGCTCCATTCGCCTTGACCGACAGGTACTGACCGTTATGTTTACGAAACTGGGGCGGAGGGCTGGACCTGTAGGTGGCAGCAATAATCTGCCTCTTACGCTGGGTAACATAATCCTGCATCGAGTTCACTTGGTGGGACATTCCGATTTATAGAGAACCCGAGAGAAAACGCAAACCATGCGGTTCCTCTTTATCAGCACGCACGTTGATCAGACGACCGGGTACTCCAAGGTTGCATACAACATGCTTCGTCAGCTCGGTTCTCTGGCTCCGAAGGTCAAGACGTTCCATTTCGGATTCCAGCGTCACCCGAATCGCCCGGGACACCGCAAGGTCCCGGAGGGCGTTATCGCCTACGACGCAGCCGCAAATGAGGATCCCAAGGAGGAGGGATTTGGCTTCAACAAGATAAAGGAGTATGTGGAGACTGTGACGCCGGATGTGATCATGATCTACAATGACCCTCTGATCATCTGCAAGTTCTTCGAGGCGCTGAAGCTCGATAAGGATAGCAAGCCGCCGTACAAGATCTGGCTCTATGTTGACCAGGTGTACCACGGAATCAACCAGGGTCTGATCGATGGCATGAACCTCCACGCGGACCGCATCTACTGCTTTACGGATTCGTGGGCCACTGCCTATGCACAGTACCCGGTCAAGGATCGTAGCGTGGTACCGCAGGTGATTGAGCACGCCGTGGATCCTACCATGTTTACGAACATGCCTCGGGGTGAACGCGCATCTCTCCGCAGCACCTTCAAGATCCCGTCGGATGCTCTCGTCTACCTGAACATGAACCGCAATAGCCAGCGCAAGCGCCTTGACCTGACAATCATGGGATTCGTCCGTCTCCTGAAGCGTGACACGGTCTCGAACGCTCATCTGCTGTTTGTGACAAACGTCAATCCCCAGTCGGGGTCGCACTATGACATTCAGCGCATTTACAACGATTGTCTTACCAAGGAGGGGCTCGTTCCGGAGAACTTTGCCAAGCGTCTTCTCATTGTCGACACGGCCCCGCCTAACGTGCTCAATGACGAGTCGATCAACCAGATTTACAATATGTCAGATATCGGTGTGAATACCAGTGACGGCGAGGGATATGGTCTCTGCCAGCTCGAGCACCTGTACACGGGCGCGCCGCAGGTAGTGACGGATGTCGGAAGCTACGGATCTTTCCTCGATGATACGGTGTGCGACACAATCAAGACGACGCCTGATTCGCGCTACTACTTTCCGGGTGGTATGCCGCTTGGTCTGTATGCTCCCACGTTCGATGTTGGGGCAGTTGCGAATGCACTCGAGTCGGCTGCCAAGAATATTGACACGCGTCGTGCGGCCATTGAGAAGTATACATTCAAGAGCTGGGCCAAGGTGTGCGACCCGTGGCTCGAGGATGTTCACCAGACGAGCACGTAACGGACCTTGCCCTCCGATTCACGCTGACCCACCTTGATTAAGCGCTGATTGTCCTCATAAGCTGCCGGATCAAAAAGTTCTTGCGAATCGAGATCGTACAAGAATGGGATTCCCTTGATCATGGCCTTTTGCAGACGACGATGCTTACGCGACATGTTGCGCAAGTAAGATTCATCCTGATCGTCTGTTTTCAACGAAGGCTTGAAGGCAAGTTCATCGCCACGCACAGTACTATCAAACCGCATACACGACAAGACAGGCTTTTCACGACTATGGAGTTTCCGGTGAACTTCGCAGTCGACGGCAGACTGTTTGAGCAAGACGCCAATACGCTGGTTCACTAAATCCTTCTTGTAGGTCACGTCATACAGATATTCGTCTGTCGACATGAAACTTTCCACAGGCTGACCTTCGTATCGCTTTGTGGATGTATCCGACTTGCGAATGGCTGCAATGTTGGGGAAGTCGGATGTCTTGGCCTTCTTTTCATTGAAGACGGACAGGTAAAAATTGACCTTGACTGTTCGCTCCTCCTGATCCAAGGTGGCGTGCGAGCAAATACGAATGGCGCGACCAATTACTTGATCATGGCGTGCAGGTGTCCAGTAGGGCTCCATAATGTGAACATGCCGGACATTGGCCAGAGTAATTCCCTCTGCACCAGACGATGAAGCCATGAACAGGCACAGAATCTTCTTTGCGCGCGAGGCAATACTGGTCTTGAGAGATTCGGGGAATTTGGACTCGTATCGTCCATTAAAAATCTGACGAAAATATTCACGCTCTTCTTCCTTCTCTTCGCCAGAGTAAAAGGCATAGGCTGGTTTATCTGTCATGTTGGGATCTTCAACCCACTGTCCATTCTGTTTCACAATCTTGTACGGCTGCCACCCGTTCGCATCGAGAATAGCCGAAAAGACACCAAGACCTTCGAGTGTACGGTACTGGGAGTAGACGAACTGGTTACGCCACACGGCTCCATCGCCAATGTCGAGATTGTTGAGGATCCGGAGAATTTTAGGCGCACAATTGGCCAATGCCTTCTTGGACAGGTACTTATCCGGATTCGCACGTAACGCATTCAACAGCTCGGGTTTATCGAGAACAGACTTTTCATCCTCTTCATCTTTTGTCGTATACTGGGCGCGCAAATCGGTTGGGATTGCATAATTGCACACGAGGCGGGACTTGACACGAAACGACTTGAAGTCTTCATTCAGGGGATTCTGTGTCTTTTTACTGTTTGCCTTGAGCTCACTCCAGCGTGTTTCCAAGTACAAGGTGAATTGTTCCTCGGACATTTCCACCTTTTCAAGCATCTTGTCGTCCTCCACGCGCCGGGGAAGCAAACGTTCATCGGCACCCTTGAAGTACGACACTAATCCCTGGATACGTTTCTGAAAGAGAAGAGGGTTCTTGATATTGAGACCATCGAGAAACATGGTTGCGAATTCTTCGAAATTGGTGGGCAAACACTCGAGCTCTTCAACTGTGACACGATCCACAGCAATATCTGATCCATTTTCAGTATCAAACTTCTTCTTGATACTTGTCACCCAATCAGACGCCACGGGAGTATACGGCATATCCTTCTTGTACTGCACTGCAACACGCTCGCCCGTCTTGTTGTACACGGTGGAGAACTGCGGAGGATTGCGCGTGACCATTGCAACCTTCTTGACTGCATTGAACTCGATCGTATCCACATCCCGCATCTCGCGCAAGGTCGTGGTCATTTTGCCTTCGTCCCATCCCTGCAGATTCTTAAAGGGGATCACGATACGCTCAATGGGTCCACGCAACAGGTTCATCAGGTATGCGATTTCATTGGGACGGTTGATCACGGGCGTTCCAGACAAGGCAACCACTTTGCATCGCTTGGCACGGTACAAGGCCTTGTACACAGGCTCGATGACACCCTCCTTGTCGGCGATACGGGAAATGAAGTTATGAACTTCATCGATAATCACTACATGGTCTTCGTACGGGTTCGGTCCATCCTCGGTAATCAGCTCTGCAACCTTGGCACGTGTCAAGCCGTTGTAATTGATGAAACTGAAGCGAGTGTTCAGGACGTCAATGACTTGGGCACGCACAACATCTTGATCTGTCTTGGGAAGTGCAGAAAAGTTAGCCGCCTGTCCGGGTGCAGTAACAAAGTACCGTCCGTACTTTTCCAGGAATCCAGGGGAGATGCCGAGCGCAAGTGCCTCCTCCTTGTTACCTTCTGTCACTTGCCTCGAACTCCAGTTTTGTTCAAGATAGATCGGGCAGGTCTGGAACTCACCCTGGTAATTGGTACGCAGGGACGCTGGAGTCATGACGATCACCTTCATGGTCGTCAGAAGTGACTCGGCGATTGCGATTGACGAACATGTCTTGCCGGATCCAAGACCGTGATACAGCAAGATGCCACGATACGGTGTTTCAATGAGGAGGTAGTCCCGGACCAGCTTTTGGTACGGTAAGAGCTCGCGTGACGTTGTTTGCTTGAGACACAGGTCGACATCCTTGTCTTCGGCAAGGGGGTCCCGATCTTCGCGGCGGTACTTGAGGAAAATACGAGTGATGGAGTCGGCAAATGCTTTGCGGTTCGGTAGAACGTAATCCATTGCTACTACGATAGAATTTCGTAGGTATAAATAAATGCCCGATCCTATTCGCATTCCTGACAACGATGCTGTTGCACGTGCGGAAGCCGCCGCAGCCCTTCTGCAGCTTTCCCAGGGCAGGGGCCGCAAGGGCCGCAAGTCCCGCGGTGGTCGCCGTGTCTCCCGTCGCCGGGGACGCAAAACTCGTCGTAGCGGTAAGTAATGGAGCCGTTCACACGGAAAAATCATCGCATTTGGATGGTCTCCTTCTATCTATTCCTGATGGCACTCTTCTTGTACGTGAAGCCGTCCGCCGCGTTTGGTCGCGAAGGGCGGATCCGTCCATTTGGAACGGGTACAAAAGATTCCACTATTTTCCCAGTGTGGTCGTGGGTGTACGTGATTGCCGTGGTGTCCTACTGTATCACCATCTACTTTGCAGGTTACTCGCTCTCATAAGTCTCGACAATCGTCTTAAGCGCATCTAACATTTTGCGCCGCTCGAGATGGTGAGGACGCACGAATCCAATACATTGGTTCAACGTTTTCCATCCGATACCTGAAATTTCACGCCGCTGCATGTACGTGAAGCGCTGTGTAAGATCGACACTACCGCCCGGATTCAAGAGTGCCACAAAGTAGACGTGGCGGTACTCGATACCATTAAGTCCCGTAAAGGTCTCTTCGAGGACCACATTGCGCAAGAGAGTGTAGGCTTCTCGCGGAATGTTAGTCTCCTCATTGAACTCGCGAATCGCACATTCGACATCAGTCTCGGCGCGTATCCTTCGTCCCTTGGGGAATCCCCATTCGGGTTCCGGATAAGGAGATGGACACGTTCGAATCAGTGCTTCCATATCAACACTATTGAACTTGTCACGCGCCTGGGTAAACTCTGCAGTCATGTGGTCTTCTCCCCAGGACTGTTTCCAGATTTCTTCAAACGTTAGTGTTTTCAGCATGGCCTGCTCGGACTGGGTCATGTTGGCCACAAGTGTCTCTAGATATGCCAAATTGTCAGGGTCATATTTGCCCCGGAGAATTTCGGCAAAGCTCATGCTGTCCTTGCGCCGGATCATGAGAAGACATGCACTCGTAAAGGATGCAGGAAGACGGGTCGTATCGAGAAGAATAATACCGCACGACAAGACAGGTTCGCCACATGTCCTGAACACGTGACCCTTTTCACCGCAATTATTGCAATACATTGCCATTGTACTTGAAGCTCGTATCGGGGGCAAAGTTCGTTTTTCCATTGCTAGTCATAATAAAGTTTCCTTGTAAGCATCAATGGCAGCTCCCGGTTTTTCAAGTGTAACCACGAACTATGCGTCTACGGGTCTCGGACAGGTTCCGGGAACTAGACTGTCTGCACTGTGGGTCGTGGGTGTCGGGCTTCTTGCGGTCATCATTGTCTACTTTCTGTTGCAGACGACCAAGTTTTCCTTGACAAGCGCTGTTCCGGTTATCACGAATACTGTGAATGGAACCTCGGCAACCATTGTCAATGCATCCTCCTTCCCGGCAGCTCAAGTGTCTGATTACGGAATGCAATTTTGGATGTACATTGCAGACTGGAACTATCAGTTTGGTCAGGACAAGCCGGTGATCCAACGCGTGGACCCGACGAACAATACAATCATGAACCCGAGTATCTTGCTGGATGCCATGACAAACAGTCTGCATTTCAACATTAGTACCTATTCAGGTGACTCGACCGATTCGGGTGCTTCAGCTCCCGGTGGATCAGGTGGATCGTACGATGACAGCTTCACATGCACGGTAGAGAATGTGCCTATCCAGTCGTGGTTTGCCGTGTCGCTGACAGTGTTCCAGCGCAATGTGGATATCTACATTAACGGCAAGCTTGTCAAGTCTTGTGTGCTCCCGGGTGTGCCCAAGCCTGCACTGGGCAATGCGACGATCGGTGGATCCAAGGGATTCTCTGGATCTCTGTGCGGACTCACAGTTACACCGGGTCAATTGGTGCCGGGCGATTCTGCCAACTTTTATGCCGCGGGAACACCGTGCTCGTCGAACCCGGGCGGTTCTGCCACATCCACATCTCCTCTCTTCTCTCTGTTCGGCTACACGGTTGTATTCGAGATCAATAATGCAGAAGGCAAGAGTATCTTGTAAGTTTACACAGCACCTACCTCAACAAATTATGAAGATTCTTCTTAAGTGCCCGACACGTGCCCGTCCCCAGAAGGTGATGGACACGTTGAACAAGTATATGAACTTGGCCAATCGTCCGGATCAAATCGGAGTTCTGGTATCCTGCGATACCGACGACACGACCATGTCCCGTAATCTGGTTCGCGAGGAATTGACACGTATCCTTTCCAAGGCTGCATGGTCGAGCATCGTCTACGGAAATAGCAAGTCCAAGATCGAGGCGTGCAATGCGGATGTTGCGTCGGTTCCGTGGGAATGGGACGTGATTGTCCTGGTGTCAGACGATATGATTCCCCAGATCAAGGGGTACGATGACGTCATTCGTTCTCACATGATGACCTTTGAATCGACTTACGGGATTCTCTGGTTCAATGATGGATTCCAGCAGGAGAAGCTGAATACGCTCACGATCTTTGGACGCGCAATGTACGACTCTTTTGGGTATCTCTACAACCCTGCGTATACGAGCCTCTTTTGTGATACGGAACTCACAGATCTGTGCCGCACGAAACTGAAGGAGACGTGTTTGTATGTGCCCTACTGCATTATCCGCCACGAACACCCGGCAACGGGATACGGTGGAATGGATGGATTGTACCACACGAATAACCAGTACTTTGCAAAGGATCTGAAGACATACATTTCCCGCAAGGCGTACGAGTACGACTGGTCTGTCCTGATTCCCACTATGCCCGGTCGCGAAGACAGGTTGCAAGCTCTGCTCAAACGGATCCGTCACATGTGCAGTGTCCGCAACATTAAGGTCGAGATATGCCTCAATTTTGATAATAAGGAGTCGAGTGTTGGCCTCAAGCGTCAAGCACTCTTGCAGGGTGCACAGGGAAAGTACATGTCCTTTGTGGACGATGATGATGAACTGACCGACTTTTACTTTGAGGATTTGGTGGCAACGATCCGGGGAGGATACGACTGTATGCGCTTGCGTGGCTCGATTGCACCGTACACCTTCACCCACACGGTCGCCCAGCCAATCACGGGTGTCATGGCGCGTGGCGAAGAGTTTCTCCGCCCGCCGAATCACTTGAACCCGATGCTCACAGATGTTGCCAAGTTCATTCCGTTCAAGGATGCCATCCGCGGCGAGGATCTCGACTGGACTCTGACTCTGGCTCGCCATGGGTTCCTCAAGACTGAATACGCGTCGTCACATGATCGCATTCACTACGTGTACAATGTTCGCACACCCGTTACACAGTCTGCGCTCGAATATCAACATACGACAACGTACGAAGAGTTCTTGCGCAAGGTGTGGGTTTCATCATCAAGTCCAGCACCCGTCCGCCCCGCCGGTCTTCGCCTGGGCCCGAATGGATTCAGGAGGGTTTAAACTCCCATACACCAGCACGGACGTATCGAGACAGTACAATAGGAATCCACTGGCTTTTAATACCTGGACAAACGAGAATATCCCCGCAAAAGAGTGCATCTTCCTTCTGTTCCCATTCAGGTTCCTCACGGAATTTGACTTGGTCCACGATGTGTCGCCGAACTGAAACTTGACTATGCATGATTCCAGGTCTGCACTCGTCGGGGATGTAAATTGCACACCCTGTGCGCCCGCGGGCAAGCTGGTTTGTAATGAGAGGAAACGAGTCGTAGTGCTCAAAGATAGGGTTATCTGAAAAGGAATGGAGAACAATGTCTGCGTCCTCTCCAAACGCGTAGACAATCGCCTCGATGCGCTGCGGGTGCATGATATCATCCGCATCGATATAGGAAAGAATATCGCAGTCTAGAAGTTTGGACGTTGCGATATTTCGATTTTCTGCAGCATTCTTTCGGTCAACAAAGAGGACAAGTTCAACTGGAAAGCTGCACGGTGGAATCGTAAGCATTGCATCTCCCATGGACGATGAACTAATGACAACCTTGTATGGCTTCACAGTTTGTTTTTCAATCGAGTCCAGAAGATCAGGAAGGTACTTGACATGGGGACGATAGCATGGTACCACGACACCCACCTTCATTTGTCAATTGGGGACAACGGTTCTGTCTATCTTTTTACGTGATAAGACACAATGAGTCTGACTACAAACATCGTAATGGGAGCCGGAGTCCTCGTGTTGATCGGTCTGGGATACTGGATCTATACATTGCTGACAGGTGCATCGGATCCAACCAAGACCATTGTGCAGAATGGATCCGTGTCGGGGAACGTCGATACATACACAACAACCACGATCCCCAAGTCGTTCAATCAGCCCGAAGGTGCCGTGTTTTCATATGCGGGATGGCTGACAGTTTCGGATTTCACAATCAATTACGGAACGAGACGTCTTATCTTTGCCCAGAACGATTGTCCGGGACTGTACATTGACAGCACATCAAATTCCCTCATGCTGGTTGTGAATACGTTCGGAGCAACCGAGACGGTTCTGATCCCGAACATTCCCGCCAACAAGTGGATCCACTTTGCCATTGTCGTGAACCAGTATGCGGTGGATATTTATATCAACGGACTGATCCGGCAGCACCATACGCTCAACCAACTCCCCAAGCAACAGGATGGAAATGTCGTGATTGGATCCGCCTCAACGGGATTCCAAGGGTATGTGTCCGGATTAACGTACTATAGTCGTGCCCTCACAACAACGGACATTAAACTGATGCAGGGATCGGTTCCGCCCAACCCTGAACCCGGCCCGTCTGGACCGCAGTACTTTGCAACCACGTGGTACAC